CCAACACATTCATCGTTCACTGTTGTAAAGTAACTGACATGATTCGACGAACGAGCCTTGCGCTCGCAACGTTGTCGCTGATCGCTTCGTGTGGTGGCGGTGTGAAAGACTCGACGTCTGTACCCCCACAGACCACCCCTGTCGTGCTTTTACCCGTCACTACACAAGCACCAGCCACAACCACATCAACAACATCAACAACCACAACGACCACGACGACTGAAGTTCCGTTGGAGTCCGACCCGCTTGATTACATTGACGAGCAACGTATGTTGCACGGAAGGTGCGGAGAGTGGCACGACTTAGCAATGGAAGTCGGTTGGCAAGAAGAGCAATGGCCTACCTTGAGTGACGTGCTGTACACCGAGAGCCGCTGTACTGTCGACGCTTGGAACGGACATGACGCAGGTTTGTCGCAGATCAATCAAATTCATACCTCTTGGTTGAATGAGATGGGTATGTCACACCCTGAAGATATGTTCGACGCACGTAAGAACTTGTGGTTCGCGTACAAGTTGTACTCCTCACGTGAGGAGAAGGGTCAATGCGGCTGGAAGCCGTGGAGTGAACCCTGTCGCTAACTCGCAGACTCGTTGATCTCTTTACAACGAGGACAACGAACACGCCACGGAGCAGTCACAAGTTCAGCGAGTAACTTCCCGCAGTTACCACAACGAACAGACGTACGAGTAATTCGCTCGTGCTCGGGTACAAGCCTTGTCTCTGCGTAAGGGTCAAGGCTCATTGGTACGTGCGTGTCACGTTGAAGTTCTGTACGAAGATGATTCGATCTTGTGAGTCACGCTCTAACGGGAACGGAGATTGAATTGCGGACACTCTGTTGTAGCGAGTACCCGACAAGGACTCATCGACAATACCTTCAAGGCTTACCCAACAAAGGTTGATGAGTGTCTCGGCTGCTGCATACGTCGTCGCTCGTACGGTGATTTGTACGCTTGGATTCTGTAGCACAGGCAAACCACCACCCATCGTGTTGTCAGGTGCTGTGCCGCCGTACTCGTACAACGTGACGCAAGTGGATGGGGTGTCAGGCATACGACCGACAAATAGGTTCGTGCCAAGAGTCAATGACGCTTGTTGTGCGTCAAGGTATGTTGCGATGTCAATGAGGGTGCTCATCTGCTTGTTCCTGCCTGATAATGCTTACGCACATACGCAGTCAAGACGCGGGCGTAGTTCTTAGTGAACTTTTGAAACGGTCGCTCAAGGTACTTCGGTCCACGGCCCGTCGCAGGGTCAATACCCGGACCTGTGCCTGACCGCTTGCCCACTTTGCTTTTGTTCGGTGGCTTTGGCGGGTGATAGAAGTCAAGTCGCTCGTGCTGAACGAGCGCGTACTTTGCGTCGTAACCAACTGCGATTGAATACTTGTCAACACCTTTGACCTCTTGTTGAGTTTTGCTTCCAGCCAAGATGCCCTCGTCGAACGGTACAAGGTTTTGACTTTCGGCAAGTATGTCCTCAGCCATGTTGTACAACCCAGCGTTCAAAGCACGAGTGATACCCTCGGCGTCTGCAATCAACGCGAGGCGTATCTCTTTCATACCCCTGTCAGAGAGTTTGACTGTGACGCTCATTAGAAAGACCGCGCAACACCAAGACCAAGCACCGCACATTGCTGCCCGTACTCGTCTCTGCGTATGTCTACTTCCATGACAGGCCGTGTGAAGCCGTCGGCTGTTGTTACGGTGTCGTCAACGCTCGCTGCCACTGTGGTCGATGGAATGTACACACGGTATTCAATCTTTCGATCGTTGGTCGTGAGGTCTCGTTTCGAACCTGTAATGCGATGAACGAACGCAGTGTAAGAAGTACCAGAGCCGTACTGAAGTTCTCCGTAAGTGTTATATGAAGTCTTGGCAGTCAATGTCACAGACTCTTTGCACATTGTTTTCATTTCTAAAGAGAAGTCATCAGCGGCTGTCATAAGTCAGCGCCCTGCCCAAAATACTGAACACCTGTTTGTTCCTGAATGCCACCACCATTTGCGATGTTTTGGAACTGCCCCGAAGAGAACCAACCACGGAAGAGGTCACTGTTGTCTTGATCAATTTCTTTGTCACTGTCCGTAATGCCACCAGCGTACGGAATTGGTGTGAAGTTCTGTGACATAGCCAACGAGTTGAAGTGTGCGGCTTGTGTGAGATAGCCCTGAGCCTTCTGACTGAACTTGACGTTGAGATCACCGATCTGCTTATCAGCAAGACGGGCCAACTTAGAAGCAATGGTCAAGCAGCAACGGTACGCCGCGTCATACAAAGCGTTGACACCAGTCGAGGTTCCTGATGCCTCAGTATTGACCCAAAGAATCTCCTCGTTGCTTAGGAGTTGATCTGTTGTGTCGGTGTCACCAATGAGGAATCGGATTGCGTCTTTAGCGTTAGCCGACGGGTCACCACCATAAGTCCATGTCATTGTCGCTCATCTCACTTGATCGTTGGAAGAGTGAACACAGAACCAATCGGTGTGCCATCAATCAAGTCAACAAATATCCCGTTAGGGCAAGCGATACCGTTCGGTCCGAACCAATGAGTCTCATGATCGCCATTCGCTGGTTTAATGAGAGCAACGATCGGGGTGGTGTTTGCGCCGCCGTTGTGAAGATGCAAGTGAACTTGACCGTGAGAAGAATCGCCAATAGCAATTCCCATCAGAACAACTGCGCTTGCTGTCTGCACACCTGAAGTCTCTCGAATAGGTGTTGCTGTCACTGCGCTTGTTTGTGTTGTGTTTCTCATTGTGACTCCGTGAATGACTAAGGCCGAGACTGATGCGTACTAGCACCAGTCTCGGCCTGAGTGCCGTTGTTGAGTTGTATTACTTGCGGTAGAAGGTAACGCCTGTCGCTGAGTCGTAACGAACCAACCAAGTACCTGACGTTGCCGCAGGAACAGTTGCAAGTCCAACAAGAGTTACACCTGTTGCACCAGCAACAAGAGTGATCGTTGCGGCTGATTCGGCAAGGTTCACGATCGTAAACTCTGTGCAGTCACCAACTTGTTGACCAGCGAGCAAAGCAATGATCGCTGAACCGATCGCAGTTGTTACGTTGCGAGCAGTCGTCGGCGTTGCAGTCACAATGGTGTTCGTAACGATATGAGCCGCAGTAGCAACCATCGACGCACCATCAGTGATAGTTGCCGCAGTGCGCTTGACGCTTGCAGTGCCACGCAAACGTGCTGGACCTGTTACGTCAAGAGCACCAACGAGTGCAGTACCACGAGTGATTCGATTGAAAGCCATGTCAGTCTCCTATCAGGCCGAAACGGGATTGCTGAAGAAGTAGCCGAGTGAGGTCGACACTGCTTTGAAGTCCCAAGCAGATTCGACTTCGAGGCGGTCAGCACGGAGGTGGTCCATACGGAAGCGGCTCACAGCGGTTGAGGTTCCAAGACCGCCACCGACACCGTTCCACACGAAGTTGTATCCAGCCGAAGCGGTCATCAAACCAGCCGACGGTGCGACGTAGCACAAGAGTGCGTCCTTGTCACCCATCTGAGCGAAGGTAGCCGAAGCACCTTCCTGAGCCGAGTTGTAGACACCCTTCATGACCAAGACTCGCGGTACGTCGACAACCTTGCCGATGAGTTCAGGCGTAATGCTGTCGGCTGAGGTGTACTTGTAACGATCAACGAAGTCCGAGTGGTTACGCAGAGTCTTGTAAGCGGCGTACGACAGAACCAAAGTGTTGGCGAGGTAGCCAGTGTTGTTCATGATGGTAGAGATACCAGTCTGAATGTCACCGATTGGGTCTGAGCCTGAAGCGTCCCACAAGGTTGAAGGAGTTGAATCAGTACCCCAAATTGAAGTGCTGAAGAACTTGCTTGCCCAATCGCGCTCCTGACGGATCATCATTTGGTGAGCCAAGAACTTGGTGGCGTCCATGTCAGGACTCAACGGCGAGTCGCTGTTAGCGCGAACCTGATCACCGATGTCCTTGTGCAAAGCCCAAACCTTCGAGGAGTAGGAAGCAGTCGACAACGAGTAACCACTACCTGCGGACTCGGTTCCGTCTGCACGGTACTGAGCCTGATCACGGTAGAAGTCAGCCTGCGAGTACGTGAAGTACAAGTCGCTCTGCTTGCTAACGGGAACGGTGGGGAACACTTTGTTGGCAACGAAGTTATCCGCTTCGTTCATGAAGGCGACGCTCAGGTTAGTGAGCACCGCATCAATGTGGACCTGTGATTGAGTGGGCTGTGCCATGACTGGTTCTTCTTTCTAAATCAGACGAATCGTGAGTTGGTGATGTTGATGTAAGCCGTGACGATGTTGCCAGCAGCGCCAGCCTCGATTGCTTGACCGCACACGTACTTGGTCGTGTCGGACGAGGTGTAGACAGCAGCCTGTCCGTCACTTGAGGTACCGAGCAAGTCGCCCGCGGCTGTAGTGCCGTCGACGCTTACCTTCGAGATACCGAAGAAGGTGATCTCTGCTGCCTGTCCAGCGATGGGGGTGTTCTGCAACACGCCGATCGGCTTGTCAGTTACTCCGTTGCAAACGTTCACAGTCGTGGCCGAAGCCAACTTGACGAAGTAGAACTGCTTTGCAGAGAGGTCAGCGGCGGCAACAAGGTTGCCGAGTTTGATTTGTGCGCCTTCGTAAGCCATGTTCAGCGGCCTTTCTCGATGAGGTATTGGTTGTATAGATCTTTGTTGTTCTCTGACACGATGGCAACGGCCTTAGCGAACGAAGGTGCTCGACCTTCAGAGACCATGACTTGTGCCTGTGCTTGGATTGTGTCCCATGCTGAGACGGCATCGTTGCTTGCGGAAGAACCAATCTCCTTGAGCAATCCTGATTCGGTCAAGGCACGAGCCGAAGCGTCAAGGACCTTTTCGATCACAGTTGCCTCAAGTGGCATGACTTCACGGATGGCACAAAGAACGGGTGCGAACTCTGCTGGGTTCATCTCGGGCAAGTTCACCCAAGCGTTAGCAGCGTCGACAGCCTTTTCGAGTTCGCGCTGCTTTTGCAGTTCGACCTTTTCGGCGTTTGCGTCAGCGAGTGCTTTACGCAAGTCGGTTAGTTCCTTGCGGATGTCTTCGAGGTCGACGGCCTTTTCAACGGCTTCGACGGCCTTTTCGGTGGCTTCAAGTTCCACAGGTATCTCCTTGGTAGTAGTCACTGTTTCGAGTGCTGTGTCAAGATCAGCAGACTTCATCACTAACCAACCCTCGTGAAGGTGAGCGGGGTGATCTACTCCGCTTGTTTCCTTCACCATTAGTTCGGTGAGTTTCATTCGTCGTGCCATTGCTTGATGACTGTAGCGAACGCTCTGTTGGTTCCGTTGTAAGTCCTACAAGAAACTTCCAATGGGGTGAGTCACAGATGTTGTATCTTCACGTCATGCGTTTGCCTCGGTACTTGTGCTTGATCTCTGCCATGAGCACTTTGTTAGTCGGCAGTGCAATGTTCTCATCTTGTGGCTACGACGGCACTTACCGTTACCCCTGTCAAGACCCAGTGAATTGGGATACAGAACCTTGCACTCCACCCGCGTGCGAACCAACAGGTACTTGCTCGGACGCTCTTGTATGGGGGGACTCAAATGGCTAGGAAGCGTTACTCGCCCGAAGAAATACACGCACGGCTGGTTCTCGGTGTAGGCCTCGCATTGTGTTTCACCTTTGTGATGATTGTTTGTGCGGTGCTATGGGCTTTGGTATTTGTTACCCAACCGATGACTCAATCGCCTAATGACAAAGCGTTCCTCGATGGGGTGCTTATCCCGATCACATTGTTCTTGAGTGGTGCGCTGAGCGGGGTGTTGGCGAGTAACGGTTTGAAGTCCAAGCCACAGCCGCAACGTCGGGACATGATTCCTGACGACGAACTCTTCCGCTAGTCGTTGATCGTTTCGAGCGGTAGAAGTACCGACACTTTCAAGCGGTCAATCCGTTTGACCATTCCGTTTGGTATTGCGATTACGTGATCGATGTGGTTGCTATCGTCCATGATGATTGACTGTGAGATCACTACGTGGTTCGGTTTCACGCCCGCGATGAGGTAACCAATTGAGGTGACCACGCACGGGTCGTTGTCTAGGTCCTCTCGTGTGGTCCATGTTTCGGACACTGCGTGAGCGTCGTGCCACGTCACTTGAATGAGTTGATGTTTCATGCCGTGTAGTCCTTGCCGCGGTACATTGCCCAGCCGTCGTGAATTGCTACCTGTTCATAGCAGAAGCGACCCGACTCAGGGTCGTAAGGAATGACGGCTAGCCCCTGTTGCCAGTCCTCATACCGTGTGAGTGGTCGTCCGTTGAGATCGGTACCGCCACGTGTGCTTGGTACCGCACCATCAACTCTGCATAGACAACCCGGACTCGCTGCGAGCACTGTTCGTGGTCCGTCGTGGTCCTCACGTGTTCGCTCTGCCCATTCACGTCGATGAATGTGTCCGTAGATGACTGATGACTTTTCTTGACCGAGGTACTTGTGCGCTGTTGAGCCACCGCTCGCAACCCTGTCGCCGTGAATAACTCTTAGGCGTTCGGTAATCCATACGCTTGAGGCAGGGTATCCGGGTCTGTACTCGATGTCGACTTCATCGAGACGACATAGAAACGGTACAGACATCACAGGCCATGACTCAGGTAATGCACCACGCTTGAGACCGAAAGCGGCGGCGGCGTTCTGTAGTAGGAACTTCGGTAGGCGTTCCTCGTGGTTGCCTGCTAGCCAAATGATCTTTGCGTTCGGCGCTGCGGCGCGTATCTGTGCGGCGAGTGTTGTCGCACGGTCGATGGTGGCTTGTGTGGTTTGTTGGTAAGCCTTGGTCACGATGTACTTGCCGAGTTCAGCGAAGTCCAAGTTGTCGCCTACAAGTACCACAAGTTGCGGGTTGACGTCAGCCAAGATTGACAACGCAACACTGATCGCCCGTTCATCGTGTATTGCTTCCAGCGAGCCGTCAACAGCAGAGAAGTATCCGCATTGAATGTCAGGAAGTACGACTGCTACAGGCCAACCCGACTTCGCCTTGGTTGCTTTAGCGGTTGGCAGTTTGACGGACGGACCTTGTTGAATAACAGGCCATTCAGGACCCGTCTCCCACTTCGGACTGAACTGCACACCCGTGAGGTCGTGTACTGATGCTTCGCCCGTCTCTGTATCCTTTGTGACCGCTTGGTACAGCGACACTCTTTTGATAGCGCCGATCTCATCGATGTCAATGCCGTTGCGTTCAAGTAGTTCTGCAATACGACCAAGCGACAATCGTTTAGCACCTGACGAGTTCTCTTTGTCGATGTCGTCTCTAAGACTCACAAGCACAGTCCCCTCGGCGGTGACGTTTCATTGACTCAATCGAAACAACGATGTCTCTGTCCGCTAACGCTTGACTGATCGCACGGTTAGTGATATCACGATCTACCATTGCTGTCGTGAGGTCGGTGATGTCTTGGTCATCTAGTTTCGTCAATGCGCGTTGCACTGCACAGACGTTTGTGAAATGTCTTTGTGAGTACGTTGCGATCGCGTCAGACAATCGATTCTCTTTGGGCATCTCAATCCAATCTTGTCACGATTGGGTGAGCCTAACAAATCAGCACATCGATACGCTTGATGTTGATTAGTCGTCGTTCGACATGAGAGCACCAGCGAAGTGAAGCAACAGACTGACACCGAAAGTCCATATAGCCTTCGACAGTGTTGCGCCGCTAAGGGTGATGAGTACGAGGGCTACGCCACATACGGTCCATATTTGAGCGTGTAGTTCTTTGATGAGTTTCATTATGGACTCCTACGAGTTGTTGGTACGGGTGCGGGAAGTAAGAACGTCACAGCGGTAACGGCGACAACTGCACGGCGAGTACCAACTGACACGGTGGACCCGCTTGGCACGTATGTGTCGAACTGTCCGCTGAACACATTGATCGTTTCTTCGAACTGTTCTTTGACTTCATCGGGTGCGCCTGATAAGGCTTCGGCGACCTGTAATGCCTGCTCAGGGGTCAAGTCGGCGTTAGCGATGTCCTCGATGAGTTGAGTTGTTTCTTCAACAGAGAGGTCGGCTAGTTGCTCAGTTGTGACTTCCTCTAAGAAGGCGACAACTTCCTCTGCCGTAGGAGTTTCGGGTAGTACCGCCTCGTTAGTGGCAGGCGCAGTCGTGGTCGGGGCAGTAGTAGGCGCGGTCGTCGTTCCAGTTGTGGATACGACTGTCGTAGTTGTGGTCGACGTTGATGACGTGGTAGTCGTTACGTTCGGCGGTGTCGGCGTGATAGTAGACGTTGTTGATGTAGTCGGCGACGTCGTTGATGGTTCTGTGCCAAGCGACGAAGTTGTGGTAGGCAACTCTGCTTGGGTCGTCGTCGTAGATGCTTCTTGTGGTAGCGATGTCGTCACCTCACTTGTCGTCGTGGTTGGTTCAACTGTGGTTGTAGTTGCTGGCTGTGTGGTTGTAGACGTTGTAGCAGGTTGCGTGGTAGTGGTCGTTGTACTTGTCGTTGTCGTTGTACTTGTACTTGTGGTGGTCGTTGTTTCAGGTTCCGTGGTTGTGGTTAGTTCTGTCGTCGTCGTTGGGTTGCTTTGTATCCCATTGAATGACAACTCGTATCGAATGTTCCATACAACCCCGTCACGCCAAGCATTAGGGTCACCACAGCAAGTGCCTGCTCGCAAACGGTATCGACCAGCGTCGAGGTCGATCTCAATGTTTGACTGCAAGCCGAGCGAGTCATCATTCTCAAAGATGAGTTGCCCTGTGGCGTCGTTGTACAACCACAGCATCGGGTCACTCGGTAAGTCGCCTGACTGAAACGTGCGAGCGATGAAGCGTGTCGGCTCTGTGTACTCAAACCAAAAGTCAGTTGGTTCTGTGATCAACGGATTGGACTCGGCGTGTGCTGGACCAACCCAAGCAATGGCGAGACCCAAGTAAAGCCCCAACCTGCTCAAGGCTTGAATACGGCGTCGCACTGTTCCTCCTCATAGGGCGACAGGGCGCACGCGTCACGGAGAGCGTATCAGGGTCGTTGGCTCGCACTTTGTACGTTGCGCTGTAGCCCGCGTATTTCGCGCTGTGTGCGCCTCAAGGGGACAGGGACGGGCATTAGGCCATTCGGGGACGCCCAGCGTACAGGGGCGAATATGGCTACCGCAGGTCAAATATGGGGGATATGCAGGGCAAATACAAACATCAAAATTCTTTGCCGTAAAGGTTGAACTCCCGTACGCCCGTCGGCATACAATGGGGGTATGACACACACCACATCAAACACCGACCTATCCACAATGACCCCCAAGGCCATCGACGAATTGCTACTTGAGTTGTGGCGCGAGCAGGACGCACTTGCTTACGCAATGAACAACCTCTTGTACAAGGCGACCCGCTTGGACAATTACGACGACGACAGCGACGGCGTTGTCGTGTACTTGAATCACACAGTGAAGAACGTGGGCTGGGGTCCGACGAGCCGCAACAAGATGTACGTGCTTCGCACAGACTTCGATGCCTCGCCGTTCGAAGTCATCACGTACCACGACGGAAGCACCCGCAACTCACGACGCAACTCGAACAACGAAGTGAACGCCACCGCTTACGAGTACCTCGCCGACAAGGCCATCACAGTCGAAGACGCAATCCACTTCATCGACAAGAACGACACACGCGCCGAGGGAATGGCAGTCACGGAGAACTTGAATCGCCGCGAAGAGATCAAGCACTTGATCATCATGATCAACAACGAGTTCAACGCACGTGGCGGCTGGAGCCGTTACTTCCTCGTGACCTCCAGCAACGGACACATTCACCAAAGCACCTCGTGCCACACTTGCAACAAGGGCAAGAACGCCACGACATTCGCCTTGGTGTACCACTTGAGCGGTGAGACAGCCGACCGCGCCGTTGAAGTGTTCGGCCCAGCGTTGTGCTCGGCCTGCTACCCGCAAGCACCTGTTGAGTCACGCGAGCAGGGCAAGGTCACTACGAGCCTCGCAAGCGTGTACTACGACGAAGGCTACGAAGGCTGGTTGCGTGCGAAGGCTGTTGCCGACGCTCGCAAGGCCAAGCGTGACGCAAAGGTCGGTGCCTGAGATGGGAGCGAACTTCGAATCAGCCGACTGCTTCTTCTGTCACAAGCACGTGGCACGAGGAGCAGGTCATTGGAACTCGGTCACGTACTGCAATGAGGCTTGCGAGGACGCCGCACTGGTCGTTCGAGTAGCCGACGAACAACGTCTTCAAGAAGAGTGGCGACAGGGTTGGATCAACGTGTTCATTCCTCAGTCGCTAGCGACGGCAGCGATGAAGCCTGCGACGTGGGAGAAGGCATTGCTCAAGATCACCAACGGGCGTACCGCAGACTTGAACGACATGACTTACCGCGAAGTCGAGTTGGCTTTACAGGAAGCCAACAAGCGCGCCGACGCTAAGACCGCCAAGGTCAAGCGTGAAGCGTTGAAGGCTGACGGTAAGTGCTTGCGTTGCGGCGGTGCTGGTCAGGCCGACAAGTGGGTTCGCACTGGCCTCATTTGCTACTCATGCAATGGGAGTGGCACAGCCACCCCCGAAGTAAAGTTCTAACAACACCACAAACACAAACAGGAGAAACCCATGAACACCACATCAACCGACCTCGACGCATTGTTGGGAACGGCAGACCCCGTACTGAGTGAAGTCTCTTGGCTCGCTTGGAACGCTTGGGCGCTCGCGGTCAAGAACGACGCACCTAACGAATTAGTGTCCGCACTGCTCAAGGCGTCTCACGCGGCTGTCGAAGCCGCTAGCGCGTCGTACTGGCTCTAACAACCAAACCACAACAGGAGAACACCACCATGACAGATGCACTGATAACGATTGCGATGAACAACATCGCACAGGAGACGGACAGGCTCGCCCTTGACGTCGACGATGCCAAAGCCACACTCACCCTTGAACAACTCACGACGTTGATGGATTGGTGTGACTCAGTACGAAAGACCTTGAGCGTGGTCTCACGTGAGGCACTTATGGCGGCGGCGGACAAGTTCCCGCGTGACGGCAAACAGATCACGTGGCACAACGCCAACAATGAGAAGTTCGTTACTGAACTGAAGCATTCGTCGGTACGGACATCTGTTCAACGTGACGCCTTGTACAAAGCCGTGAAAGAGACCGCCCGAGTCATTGACACGGAGACAGGCGAAGTGACAGAGGACTTGCGTGGCCTTGTGGACACGATTGAAAAGACCTTCCGCTTCGAGCCACGCTGGACAGAGATTCAAGCCTTAGGGATTGACCCTGACGAGTTCTGTACCACAAAGCGTGAACCAAAGATAACAACCACCAAACTCAACGAAACAGAAACAGGAGAAGCGTTCTAATGAAACACCAAGTATTCGAAGCCGAACCAATCACGTACATCGATGGACGTGTCAAATGGATTGTGAGTGATGACCGTTGGGATATCAACGACATCACTTGCGCTAACAAAGAGCACGCCGTACGCGTAGCCGCAGCGTTGAACGCAATGGTCAAACACGGGTTGTCACAGCAACACGCCGAACTGATCGCTCGCGAACTGCGTACACGAAAGGTTGGTGCGTGATGGGTCTCGACAACTTCCCTCACTCGTACCCGTGCCGTACTCAGGACACAGCCGTCATGGTGTACCGCTTGGACCGAAACGGTGACAAGATCAAAGACGAGAACGGTGTCTTTGACAAACAGATTGACTGTAAGGCAACTCAAGCGGCGGGCGGCTGTCCGTTGTTCAACGATGAGACGCGGCCTGAGACTGGTGCTGTGTACGGAATGTTCTCAACCGATTGTTGGTACAGAGGCAAGTACGGCAACTACCTACTCAATGAGTTAGGACTTGATACGAACGTCCTGTATGGCAACGACGAGTCGTACCTTGACGGGCAGTCGTGTACTGAGTTCGCCGACGAGATTCAAGTTGAACTCGATGCACGGATCGCCAAGGAAGGTTTCGTGATGATCAATGACGAGGACCACACCGACGAAGTTCGCTATCTTGTTTGGTGGCTCAACTGGTGTGCCAAGTACGGAGATGGAATTGGAGCGTGGTACTGATGGGCGCGAGTGCTTTTTACACAATCGCAAAAGCCGACACAGCCGAAGCAGCGTTTCACATTGCCAAGCAGGAAGCGTATTGGGACTTCGGTCATGCTGGGTACACAGGAACGATCGCGGAGAAACCCGGGTTCATTGTTGCTTGGGATTACAAGCACGAGCAACCACACGCGCTCGCTTCGTTTGTTGGTGATGACGGTGATGCAATGATCTATGCGTTACACGCCGTAGCCGACATTCGCCCCACGACACTTGACGACTTCAAGAATGAGTACGACGCAGGCAACAAGCGTTGGTGCGAATCAGGGTTGCCGTGGGAGCAGAAGGGCTACACAAGTCTTGCGGCGTTGCTGTCAATTGTTCCTGCGCGGACTGTTGAGCATTGGTACAAAACCTTTTGGTCGAAGTGGGACGAAGCGTTGTGCGTGCCACTGGCGAACGGGTCGTTTCTTTTCTGTGGGTACGCATCGTCATAGTTCCCACGTCGGCGGGCAGGAGTCCTGCATATTGTGGTGGTATGCAGGGCTTATGTCCGTATAGCCCGTTTATTTGCGCCGTGTGCGCCTGTACCTAGGGAATGGGGCAAACAGCCCCTAACGGGCTTAGAGGCGCACAGGGCGCGATATAACGCGGGATACGAGCGAATTAGGGCTATATCAGGGCGGCGTCGGGCAAGTCGGCTTCCATGCGCTGGGCCATACCCCCGATGGAGTAGCCGCGCAGTTTGCCTGACTTGACCAACTCCCACGCCCACGGTTCCCACACGACGCCCATGAACGGAGTGTTGCTGGGGAACTTGTACATCGTTGTGCCTTCACCCGGAACAACAAGGTCGGCCTCGACAGGGAACGGCAGTGTCAAGATTTCAACCATCTCACCTGCTGGTTGCTCGCCGTGTTGCAAGTACACAGTGCGATCACCTTTGCGAACCCAATCCCACAGGGCGAGTTGCAATGTTTTGTCGTCAGTGAATTCGCCGTGTGCGTCCTCAACTCCGGGTACGTACCAAGGTCCAAGCGTGTACCGCTGCTCTTCGGCCTTAGCGACCACCGCTGTGGTGTTCTTTAAGATGAGATCAACCTTGTCGACTTGACTCAAAGAGTACGGTCGAGCAATCCCTCTTAGTTCGATTTCGTCCTCAAGGATGTCGTGAACCATCTTGTGCGCTGGGGCTACGTCAGTCAGTTTGTGAAAATCGTCGTGCCACTCAATGAGTTTCTCAGTTGCTTGAGGCATTGCACGGTCTTGAGAGAAGCGTTCAATCTGTGCGAGGCGGTCGGCTGCTTCGGCCTCACTTGTGTAACAACCGAACGACCGACCTGTTTCACTGATCACACAGAACTGACCACCAACTTGTTGAACCTCACGACGGACCATTCCCATACCGCCCATGCCTGTCATGACTGGTTCGTCGGCGTCGTCCATACCTTCGCCGCCGTCGGGCATCATGGGGTTTTCGCCTTTGTCGCCGTACACGACCATCTCTGCTTCGTGGATCAGTGTCATAACCATTGCCCGCAAGTCACCACGAGAGGTGTTCAACAAACCTAGGTACGCATGAGTCAAACACTCAACAGGGTTTGAGTACCCGCCGTTCTTCTTCATGCCCTCGCGCATTGTCTCATCGACATACATTTCTCGTACTGCGTTGATCACTGTCATGATCTTGCCGAGTAGTTCGTCTGTCTTGGGACCCATCTTTACTGCGGCGCTATAAGCGTTCAACAGGCTGTCAAGCGGGTCGTAGCCTTCGCTGTAGCCCTCGTCGTCGTCTTTCATTTCGTAGCCGTACATCTTGTCTGCGTCCATGCCTTGTCCTTTGTTTAGTTCTCCCGACTCAATGAGTTGGTCTCGTTTGCGCTCAGCCCATAGCCGTGCTCGGTCTCTGTTTGCTGAACCGACGTCGCCGCCCCACAACAGCCAAGCAACTTGACCCGGAGTTGGTCGTTCGCTTTCCCCCGCTGCGTATGCCTGTGCCTTAGGGCTGGCTAGGTCGCTTTCATGGCGTGCGAGCCATGCCGCCATTCGCATCACTTTGTCGGCACTGACACTGCCTGCTGCCATCTGTCGTGCTTCACGTATGGTCTTTGGTACGAGTCCATCGCCTGCGAACTCAAGTAGTGCTAGGCCACGTTTAGCGTTTGCGGATACGAAAGAGGGGACTGCGACCATGTTGTGAGCCTACTGAGTCGACTGGTCAGTTGATTGTACCGCGTGCTTGTTTTGGTGGCTTTGGTGTAAAGGGTTCAACAGTGGTCGTGACGATCGTTGGTGTGAGTTCCAACATCGTTTCTAACCACACCATGACAGTGCGTAACGTGTTTGCTGGGTCTTTGGGGTTGTAGGTGTACATCGTTCGGTACGGGTCTGTCGGTATCTCGTAATCGTTATCGGCGACCCATTGTTCGACTTTGTCTTGGAACGTGTATTTGCCATCGATGGAGATGATCTCAACACCATCTGCATCAACAACCCAATTCAATTGATTCCTCATAGTGCCGCCAAGATACCAAGAAGGTATCGACGAAACATGATCATCTCGACTTGGTCGGGTTCGTACGTCTTCCATGATTCATG